CGTAATTGCCGTTTGTGAAGTCGCAAACTGCTGCATAGGTGCCTTTTATATTCTCCCAATGACCCTTCCAGTAAGAGATGTAGTTGTCTATTGATGGAGGACTTGCATAATATGGGTCTAGCGAAGTGTTTTCCACATATTTGTTTCTCTTCGACAAGGTTTGACCCCAAGGATGATGATAAGGACGTTTATTGACGTCAATATTGTACTTTGATGAGAAGTTGTCAGAGTATATCTCTTGGAATTGTTCCTCGTACTTTGGATAATTGTACAATCTCTTCAAATACCAGTTCTCTTTCTTATGACCCATATGGGCATACTTGTTATCAAGCGTCAAAGTGTAGTGGAAGGGAGTGGTAGCTGACCATCCTACGCCAGGATTCAATAATAATGTTGGTTTAGACATATATACAGTAGTTATGGTGGAATAAATGTCCTATGACGTCTACCTAGATAATGAGATTGTTTTTTCTGTGCTAACTAGACAGCAAGCAGAGGAAAAACGTGACCAAATGCAGAAAATGATTATGGCAGGACTCAAAACTGATTATACTGCCGAGCAAATCTCGATAAAGTATCACTCGTAATGAAACCCACCCTATTTCTGAATGTTGGAACCGGATGGTCTGGTACAACTCCATTATATTATACATTAGGGTGGTACAATAAGTATTGCCACAGTGGGCATCGCAAAGAAAAGGGATATTTGTGGTTGATGGACTTATCTGAGACCAGAAACACATTTGAGAGGGTTAAATTCTACAAACAGTTCTTCGGACCTTCAAAACAATCAACTACAAACAGAAAACCAAAGATATTCACGCATGAGTCGAAATATATAGGTGGAAATTGGACAGAAGACGAAATAAAGTATTTTTGGAGTCCTCCATTTACGATAGAGAAGTATATTGAGTATTATGTCAAGCATTGGGACTTTATAAAACACGATTACAAGGCAGTGAGCGATTTTTCCAATCCTAACGGACAATGTTCTCCAGAATTCCTAAAAAAATATGCTCCTGCACTCAAATCCGTGTTTGACGTAAAAGTTCATGCTGTTTTCCGTGATCCATTACGCAGATTATGGAGTTTGCGTCAAAAACAAAATCCTAAAGACCCAGTTCGGCAATTTATGAAGATGGGAGTCGATTTTGGGTATGTGCAGTTCTTTTTAAAGTTTGTAGAAGCGTTTGGGATCGATAATTGCCATATTACGATTATGGAGGAGTTTTGGAATGGGCAAACAAAGGAATTATCGGATTTTATCGATTATGATATAAAGGACGTGCATAAAAACGCATATGTTCCTGATTTAGGTCCTAATGCTCCTAGAATCCAATATTTGAACGATCAGTGGGAGTCTGATATCATGCATATGCCAAAAGAGGTAAAAGAATACGGAATGAACATGTTGAAACCAGTCTATATACATTTCAAAGATTACTTCGGTGATCTTCCCGAACAATGGAGTAAATTATGATCTGGCCATTGAATAAAATCGTTACATGGTGGAAACTGAAAAAAATTAGAGAAGCAGACCCGTTTATTTACGAAGATGATGACGATGATGCAATGTTTGACGAAGATAAAGATTGATGATTGGTTTTTCTGAAGGATTTCATGATAGTGCTGTTGCGTGTGTGCATGGCGGTATAATTGCCTATGCTACGCATGGAGAACGCTTTTCGAGAAAAAAACATGACAAGAAGTTGTGTATAGAAGCTGCTGCGACTGCTCAAGCATTAAATATATTTGATGACGTAATATCCTTCTATGAACGACCCTTACCCAAGAGAATACGCCAATTTACCGCAGGGCAGAAGGCATGGAGGCGAGATAGAGAATTATGCATGCAACCAACGCATTATAGCGAACATCACCTGTCTCATGCTGCTGCTGCGTTTCAAACCAGCGTTTTTGAGGAAGCAGCATGTGTGGTGGTCGATAGTATCGGAGAATGGGACTGTAGTTCGATCTGGACTGCAAAAATGGTTGATGGTAAGGCAGAGTACAAAAAAGTATGGAGTATGCGATATCCCAAGTCAATTGGACTGTGGTATTCCGCATTGACGAAATGGGCGGGTTTGAGACCGTTAGATGAGGAATATATCTTCATGGGTATGGCAGCGTACGGGGAAGCGAAGTATATTGACGAAGTTTCCGCATTATTGCACCAAAACAACCATAAGGGCATAAAGGACTTACATGGTGCTCCGCACGACATTGCAAAGAGTGCAGAAGTGGTTTTAGAGTATGAATTGAAGAAAATCTTTGAAATAGCACTAACTTACTCAAATAACATTTGCTATGGCGGTGGAGTCGCTCTCAACTGCGTTGTAAACACCAAACTAAGGGAAATGTGCAATTTATGGATTATGCCGAATCCAGGCGATGCTGGAGGTGCCTTAGGAGCAGCATTGATTCCATATGGTGATAAAGTACAATTCTCGCCATTCTTAGGTTATAATATTCTTAGAAAACCAGATCCTAATGAAATCGTCGCAGAACTCTTGTCAGAAGGAATCGTGGGTGTCGCAAATGGTCGTAGTGAGTTTGGTCCTCGTGCTCTCGGCAATCGAAGTCTATTGGCGGATCCACGCAAAATTTCAACAAAACACCAAGTAAATGCGATAAAAAGGCGTCAAAAGTTCAGACCTTTCGCTCCTGCGATATTAGAAGAGTATTGTACGGATTATTTTGAAATGCCAGGACATTCAAGATATATGTCGTATGTTTATCAATGTAAGCGTCCACACGACATTCCTGCGGTTCTACACGTCGATAATAGTGCTAGAGTACAAACTGTACCAGAATCATCGGAATCCATCCTCAGGGATGTTCTAGAGGTGTGGTATGAACATACAGGTTGTCCCGTGCTTTTGAATACGTCATTGAATATAAGAGGTATGCCTATGGTAAATGATTTTTGTGACGCACTCAACTTCTCCTCAAAGTATCATGTTTCTGTATTTTAATGGTTGCTCATATACAAAGGGTATGGAATTGGATAATCGTGAGTACGATTATTATGGAGTCAAAGATAGATTCTCAACCCTAGTAAGTAATTATTTCAAAGCAGATCATTTGAATGATGCAAAAGGTGGTTCTAACAATGATGAAATTGTAATGAGATCATTAGAATTTTTAGAGAATAATGTGTGTGATCATGCCATCATAATGCTGACACATGCTGAGAGAATGAATTTTAATAAAAATGTTGATCCTCATAAACATCCAAGTTTTTATGAAGAATATTATGACGATAAGGTAGGATCATTGAATTTTTATAAGAATCGATACATTTTAGAACAAGAGTTTGATAAAAAAAATATTCCTCTTCTTTTGTTGCAATATCATAATGTGTATGGTGATAATGTTTGGAGCAGACGTTGTAAAGGTAAATTGCAGACAATCGCCAACCGCACTATGATCGACAACGCTCTTGACAGGGAAAAAACATTATTAGGTAGAAGAAAAAATAAAAAATATTATTATAGCGATACAGAGAAAAAGACACTTTGCCACTTCAATATCGAAGGTCACAAAAGAGTTGCAGACTATATTATAGGTCAATTGACATAGACTAAATAACGCAGTATAATGAATTGAAAGATCTTTCGGAATGGCAAAAGGATTCAAAGTGGTCACCACACCACCAGCAAACAGTGGTAAATCAGAAAAGTCTAATGAGTTTTCTATAGAAGCAGCAAGAGAGTTAGTCAAGGGCAAAACTTTCATATTCTGCTTACCTGGTAGAACTGTTTCATACGTCTATCTAAAAAACTTTGTACAGTTAGCATTTGAGATTGTACAGAAGGGCGGTACTCTACAAATATCGCAAGACTATTCATCTATGGTAAACTTTGCCAGATGTAAGTGTCTAGGAGCAAATGTTCTCAGAGGTCCTGATCAGTTACCATGGGATGGTAAGTTGAAGTATGACTATCAGTTATGGATCGACAGTGACATCGTATTCGGTCTAGAACAGTTCTATAGACTTCTTTGGATGGATAAGGATATAGCGGGTGGTTGGTACGTTACAGAGGACGGACAGACCACATCCTGTGCACATTGGATGGAAGAAGAGGATTTCAAAGCAAATGGTGGTGTAATGAACCACGAGATGTTAGATGGTATACAAAAGAGAAGAAAACCATTTACAGTTGACTATTCTGGATTTGGTTGGTTGCTAATCAAGCATGGTGTGTTTGAAAATGAGCAAATGAAGTATCCATGGTTTGCACCACAGATGCAAGTATTTGAATCTGGTGAAGTACAAGACATGTGTGGAGAGGATGTATCATTCTGTTTAGATGCACAGAAAGCAGGGTATGAAATATGGGTAGATCCTAAATGTAGAGTAGGTCACGAAAAGAATAGAATAATCTAATTTTCTATATACGTTTGAGTATGCAATATAGGAATGGATGACAGATACGATATCTACGTTGACGGGGTAAGGACACATGAGAGCATCTCTGAAGAAGAAATGGAAGAGATCACTCAAGATTTGGCAGATGAATTCTACGAAAACGGTTGGCCACACCCCAAAGATGTAGAAGTAAGATACCTAGGACATGAATAGGGTTCCGTGCGAACCCTTTTTTTGTGGCACTAAATAGATAAATATACCGAGAACTCCTTCCACGACGGAATAGTGCCACTACAGAGAACATCAGAACCATTCAGAGATATATCTTTGTCCTTCAAACGTCATCCTGTGACGAATGATATTATAATGTTAAAAAATGAAGATGCAATCAAACGTGCAGTGCAAAACCTTGTACGCACACAGATTGGTGAGAGATTTTTCAATACTAGATTAGGCACTAGAATTACTTCATCTCTATTTGAATTAGCAAATGATGATTATATTGAACCAATTCAAACTGAAATAGAGATGGTCATATCACAACATGAACCAAGAGTAGTTTTACAACAAGTAGTAGTGGAAAGCAGACCAGAACAAAATGCTTTGGATGTTTCTATACAATATAAGATTGTGGGACTCAATGCACCCTCACAGAATGTCGAATTCATTTTAGAACCAACTAGGTTATAATGGCACTACAGCAATTTACAAACTTAAACTTTGAAGATATAAGGTCATCTATAAAGGATTACCTTAGAGCAAATACTCAATTCACAGATATGGATTTTGAAGGGTCTAACCTTTCTATCCTGATTGATATATTAGCGTATAACTCATATACCACAGCATACAATACGAATATGGCGATCAATGAGACATTCATTGATAGTGCCACTCTAAGAGAGAATGTAGTATCATTAGCAAGAAATATAGGTTACGTTCCAAGATCTAGAAGAGCAGCGAGAGCAACTGTCAACTTCAATGCATCAGGTATAACAACCGACACAAAACAAATAACATTTCAACCAGGTGTAATTGCAAACGGTTCAGTATCAAATATAAACTATGTCTTCTCACTACCTGAGGCTGTGTCATTCAATGCTCTCAATGGAGCATCTCAAGGTAGGTTAGTAATATATCAAGGTCAATATGTCACTAACTCATATGTTGTAGATAATAATAATCCTAGTCAAAGATATGTTTTACCTAATGATGGTATAGACACTTCCACAATTACTGTAAAAATAAGAAATAGTTCATCTGATAATACAACAACAAATTATGAATTGGTAGATAATATTATAGGAATTACGTCAACATCCAATATTTACTTATTGCAAGAGACATCAGATGAGAAATACGAACTATTATTTGGTGACAATGTATTTGGTAAAAAATTAGAGTCAGGAAATGTAATTGATATTAGTTACATAAAGACTAATGGTAAAGAAGGTAATGGTATAGAAAACTTTACTTTTGCCGGTCTTATAAACGATGAAGATGGTGCTGAAGAAACAGATTTTAGAGTATTCTTTTCTGCTAATGAAAAATCCGCCAATGGTGATGAGATAGAACCAGTAGAGTCTGTTAAATACTATGCTCCACGTTTATATGCAGCACAACATAGAGCAGTGACCGCTAATGACTATGAAGCAATAATTCCATCAATATATCCAAATATAGAATCTGTGAGTGCCTATGGTGGTGAGGATCTCAATCCACCACAATTTGGTAGGGTATTCATAGCAGCAAAACCAAAGAATGGTTCGTTCTTGTCAGAACTAACAAAGAAGCAATTACTCAATTCACTAAAAAATTACTCCATAGCAGGAATAGTTCCATCATTTGTGGATCTAAAATTCTTGTATGTGGAGATTGATTCGTATATTTACTACAACTCAAACTTTGTAGGTGATCCTGATAATCTAAAAACAGATGTAATAACTTCACTATCACAATTTGCATCAGGCACTGAACTTAATAAGTTTGGTGGCAGATTTGCTTATAGTAAAGTATTGTCAGTCATAGACAATGTAGATACTTCTATTACCTCTAACATAACTTTAGTAAAAATGCGAAGGAATATCTTCACTAAGATAAACCAATTTGCACAATATGAATTATGCTTCTTGAATCAGATATATGCACCAAATGAGAAGTATAATATTCACTCAACTGGATTCAATGTATCTGATGTGGTCGGCACTTGTTACTTTAGTGATATCAAGGTCAATGATGACTCAGGAACACTATTCATGTTCCAGATCTTAAATGATGAGAGTATCAAGGTTATATCAAATAACTTTGGACGTATTGATTATAAGAAGGGTGAGATAGTATTAGACACAGTGAACATCACATCAACAATAGAGAGTGATGATGTAATTGAGGTAGAAGCAATACCTCAGTCTAATGATGTTCTTGCCAAAAATGAATTGTACTTGCAGTTTGATATATCTAAGAGTGATTTCTTCACAAGAATAGATAGCATCTCTACTGGTGCTAATACATCAGGTTCTAGATATCTTCCAGAGTCAAGTTACTTTGCGGGTAAAAAGGTTAGAGGAGCAATTATTACAAGTACCACTACAGAGACAACTTTAGTGGGATATGTGAATGGGCAACCATATTATGGAGAATTCCATACTATGGCAGGAGGAAACAAAATGACAGGTGCAACACATACAGTTGGTAGTCAACAGATTACCGATGTGCCACAAGTAGCAGCAACAGCACAGGCAACAAGCAGTAGCGGATCACAGACAACAAGCAATAGCGGATACTAATGATAGAAACCTCGTTATCTAGAGTCAAAATCAATGAAGTAGTTCAGAGTCAAGTACCTGAATTCATTGATGCCGATAATCCTAACTTCGGTAATTTCTTAAAACAATATTACCTCTCTCAGGAATTTCAAGGGGGACCCGTTGATATTGCTGAAAATTTAGTAGATTATAAAAGTCTAGATTTTCTAAACAATAGAAATCTAATCGGATTCACTTCACTATCTCAATATATTACAGGTGGAGATGATACGATATATGTTGACTCTACAATGGGGTGGCCAACCTCTTATGGTTTATTAAAAATTGATGATGAAATTATTACTTACACAGGTATAGGAACAACATCATTTACAGGTTGCATAAGAGGATTCAGTGGTATAGAAAATAATAAGAAAACCAATCAACCTGAATATCTAACATTTACAAAATCAGGTATAGCAACACATGGTGATAATGCACGTGTAGAGAATCTTAGCAGTGTATTTTTACAAAATTTCTTTAAGAAATTGAAATCACAGGTGCTGCCTGGTTTTACTGAAAGAAAATTGCATGGAAAAGTTTCTAAGAGTAATTTTATAAGACAAGCAAAAGATTTTTATCGTACGAAGGGAACAGAAGAGGCATATCAGATATTGTTTGGTGCATTGTATGGTGAGAAGGTTGAAATGATTCAACCAGCAAAGTTTTTAATCAAACCATCAGATGCAGATTATATTAGGACAGAGACTATAATTGCAAAACAAGTTTCAGGTAATGCTCAATTATTATCTGGTCAAACATTGTTTCAGAACAATAACCCACAGACAAGCGGATCGATATACAACGTAGGTAGTAGTATAATTAATGGTGAAACATATTATAGTTTCGCTATTTCTGAAGGAACAACCTTTGGAAAATTTGTTCAAAAGAATAAAACCTATGTTACAGCAAGCACTCCAGTTGGATCTACTGTTATTAATGTTGATAGCACTGTGGGTTTCAATACCACAGGTGAACTCAATATTGGAAACGCTTCTTACACGTATACAGGAAAAAACTACACACAGTTCACGGGTATAACAACCACAACAAGTCTTATAGGATTAGGTTCTACAGTCACACAAGGACCTGATGCTTTTTCATATCTTGATGACAATTTAGTAACAGTTGAGATAGTAGGATCCCTGACTAAATTCAATGGTTCTGCTCTAAACCAAGTAGAAGATAGTTCTATAAATGTAAAGACTGTTGGAAAGGAACAAGATAGTCTAAGATGGTCTAGTTGGATTCATAATGTATCTCCCAAATATAATGTTGTAACCTTTAGAACTTTATCATCATCAAGTTATGAGTTGACTTTTGATGCAGAACACTCATTGTACTTTGGTGACGAGATAGAGATAGTAGATGCAGATGATGTAGTGTTGAATGGATCAGTTGTAGCACTATTATCTGATACTAGAGTATCTGTAACATGTGGAACACTATCAGAACTAAAAGAATATTATGTACGACGAAAAATCAAGACTAATCTCGGTGCCTCTGCTGACATACAGAACAGTTACTCTGATTCTTCACAGAATGTGTTTGTTGCGTCCAACTCCATCCCTCACTGGACAATCAACCCACAGAAAAGAGTAAGATTATTTGATACTGTCAATGAGTCATTAGGCACAACAATCAATATTGCAGATCACAATTACTATGATGGTGATCTTGTTACTTACACAGTAACATTAGGAAATAAACTTACTAACTTCAATGTGGGTGAGTCATATTATGTAAAGAGACTTACTCCAAATAGTATTGCTCTTGCATACACTCCTGAAAATATTAGAAGTCAAAAATATATAACTGCGTTCACACCTACAGATCTTGCATCTCTTTCAGTCCATAATCTTACACCAAATATCTTTTTTGGCACTGAAATAGGACCTCAAAAACTATTACGCAAATTCCCTAAACCAGAATATGCTGATGACCATGAGAAGACTAAACAAGGTGGAGTAGGTTTATTTGCTAATGGTGTTGAGATATATTCATACAAAGCAACAGACACTGTAAACTTTGGAACATTAGAAAGTGTTGATGTTCTTAACACTGGTGATAATTATGATGTTATAAACCCTCCTAGTCTATCTGTAACACAGGTAGGACATTCTGGGGTCGGAGCATCTGTTATAGCACAGATGAGAGGAGAACTTACTGATGTTCTTGTAGAAACACCAGGTTTAGATTATTTGGAGACTCCAACAGTATCAATCGTAGGTGGAAATAATAAAGATGCAGTTGTAAAAGCAGTTATGAAAATTGCTCCAATCACATTGGAGTTTGACAGCACTACACAAGGAGGTGTAGTAAGCACTCTGACTGATAGATTCGTATTCTCAGATCCACATGGATTGGTAGATAATGAAGAGGTTATATACACTACCAATAGTAGCACACCCATAGGTATAGGCACTACACCTGGCACATTAGTTGATTCATCTCCATATTTTATTGTAAAGATCAACGACCATGAGTTTTTCCTATCAGAGTCAAAGAAAGAAGCGTTGTTAGGTATAGGAACTATTCCTATATCACAGAATGGTGGTGGATTGCATCAATTCAAAACAACTCGTAGAAGACTTACTGTAGATAAAATTGGTATAGAAAATTCTGGATTATTTCACAATAGAAGACTGGAGACCGTATCAGGTATAAACACTTATATTGACCATATCAATATTGATAGGCATGGTTTTGAGTCAGGAGAGAAGATAAAGTATTCCTCATCCATAGGAGTTGCTGCCGGTCTAACAAATAACTCGGAATATTTTGTTATAAAGATTGATGAAAACTCCTTTAGATTATCAACACTAGAAGATCTCTCAGACCATGTTGATATAACATCTACAGGTAGTGGTGTACATACATTCCAAGATCCTCCTATTAGTATTGTTATCAATGGTAGACAGGGAATCAGTACATTCAATGCCACAGCACAACCATTGATACGTGGAAAGATTATAGGAGCACATGTTAATAATAAAGGAACTGACTTTGGATCTAAGGTTATAAACGACGACTTCAAACCAGATGTTACAGCAGTCATAGGTGACAAAGCATTCTTACAACCATTCATTATCAATGGTAGAGTAGATCAAATAATAATCAAATCAGGTGGTGAAAACTTTGTCAGTATCCCTGATATAGTGATCACTGGTGATGGTGTAGGTGCAAAAGCAAAAGCAGTTGTATCTGGTGGTAAGATAGTTGCAATCAATATGATTGAGAAGGGTGCAAACTATACTCAGTCAGCAACAACTGTAAAAGCAGAAACACCTGGTGATGGTGCTATATTCTCGTCTAATGTAAAAGAATGGACAGTCAATCAAGTAGAGAGATATGCAAAGATAAATGACGTCATGCCTGATGATGGATTCTATGAGGTTCAACGTGATTCAGAGTTAGGTAACCCATATGTAAACTATTATGTTCCTCGTAATCTAAGAACATACCTAGGTGACAACGGAAGTGAACACTCTCCTATTTTGGGTTGGGCATATGATGGTAACCCAATCTACGGTCCATTCGTTTACAAAGAACCTGATGGTGGTGGCGGATTGGATTATATTAAGTCATCTTATGTTAAGTTGACTGGTGAAAGAACTAACGGACCTTCTATCACGGAGTATCCTGCTGGATTTTTTGTGGAAGATTTTACATACACAGCTGGTAAAGGTGATCTAGATGAGCACAATGGTAGATTTGGTGTAACACCAGATTTTCCAAATGGAGTGTATGCATACTACACAACTGTACAACCAACTCAAGTCGCTAACGCTGGTAACCCATTCAACCGTGCTAGAGTTCCAGTATTCCCATATGTAGTGGGTGACTCATACAAATCTAAAGTTGAACCACTAAATTTAGGGTATGATTTTGATCAAGATGTAGATCCTACATTATTTGGTTTAGTTAGAAACGTCAAACCTTACAATATCAATGATTATGAATTTATCTCAAATTCTCAGAAGAACACAAAACTCGCTTCCAAAATCATACGTGCAAGTAGTGGTAGTGTTAGTGGAATTGATCTTATCGATGGCGGTAGCGAGTATCGTGTTGGTGATGCTCTGGTATTTGATAACAAAAGAACCGATGGATTTGGTGCAATTGGATCTGTTCTCAAGATTTTTGGACCACAACTCAATAATATCACGACAACAGTACAACGGTTACCAGACACAACTTTTATATACACTCCTGGACAGATTACAGGTATAACAACTGTACCTCATGGATTCCTAACTGGAACAGATATAAACATAAGAAATGTATCTGGAACAGAGCATGATGTAATACAAGGCATGCATAGAATTACAGTTCCTAGAGTAATATCAGGAATTGCAAGTGCTATAGAAGACTTAGGTGGTGGTGGCAACTCAGGTCTTACCACCAGCATCAGACTTGTTGATGATGTAAACAAATTCAAAGTAAATGACATCATCAGAATTGATCATGAAGAGTTGAAGATATTTGGTATTGATACATTACAAAATGAGATAGATTGTCTAAGGATACAAAATGGAACTCCTGGCACAGGACACACTGTATTCAGTAAAGTTGAAAAGTTAGTAAATGAATTTACATTCCCACTATCAGGTTGCCCAGAAACACCTGTAGATTACACAGTTTACTTTGATGCTGCAAATGTAGTTGGTGCTGGTTTATCAGCAGGAACTGGTATAGGTCATACTATTACATCAAAAGATTTTGGTACACGTAAGATACCAACACAGACAATCTTCTTACCAAGACATAGTATTCAACATGGTGAGAAACTTTCATATTCACCTGGTGCTGGTACAACTCTTACATATCAAGCACCTGGCGTTGGCACTGCATCTGGTTGGTCTGCACCTTTACCATCAGAAGTGTATGGTTATGTCATAGATCAAAATCTGGTGGGTATTGTAACAACTGTTGCTGGAATTAGATCGTCATCCGAAAGAGTCTTCTTCTATCCAAATCAAACTGGTATTGGCAATACACACTTCTTCCAGACTGTTAGAGGACAAATTACAGGTGATATAGACATTGTTAAGGTCACTGCTACAACCAACGAAGAGCATACCTTGAGACCTCTTGACATCATTGACTTGTCAGTGGTCTCTACTGGCACAAGTTCTCTTAGTATGACATATAGTTCTGCTACTAGATTTGTAAGTATAGGTTCATCTGTCAACCCACTTATAAGGGTTAGAGAAGGTGATTTGTTAGAATTTGATGTATCTAATGGTTCATTACAGAATACTAAATTAGAGTTCTACGAAGATCCAGATTATAAGAAACAATTTGTAGGGTCTGGTGTCTCCACTATGGAGATTACATATACAGCAGCACATGGTGAAGCTGGTGGTAAAGCATCTATAAGGTTCACACCACAAGCACCCAAGGTTGTATATTACAAACTGGCATCTCAAGACGTATCAAAAATTATTGAGACTAATAAAGATATTGATGATTATACTAAGATAATTGTTATACCTAGTGAGTTCACTGGTAAAGGCACAATCACTTCAGTAACCAGCAACTCCTTTGATTACTTTATAGATCAAGAAGCAGAAAGAGTAGGTTATACTACCAACACTGCTGTGATGTCATACACAACTGAATCACAGAATGATCACGGTCCTATAGCACAGGTTCAACTTGTGTCTGGTGGTGTAGGTTTCAAAGATATACCTCAAGTTTCAGTAGCGAGTACAACTGGTAGATCAGCACTCATAGAAGCAAGAGGAAATAATATTGGTAGACTTGATGAGGTTCAACTTATAGACATTGGTTTCGATTATCCTTCTGATAAGACATTGAAACCACAGGCAGCAATGCCACAGGTTATATTCCTAAAAGATAACTTCTCAGTTGACACTGTAGCAATTACATCTACAGGTGGTAAGTATCTGACTGCACCTGACCTTGTTCTATTCAACACCAAAACAAAACAAGAAAATAGTCTCACTCAATTTAGAGCAGAGTTGAGTGGATCATCAGTATCTGATGTACAGGTAATCAGTGGTGGTGGTAATTTGAGAAGTGGTGATAACAGTCTATTCTCTGTCAATAATACTAATGGTGTTGGTATTGTTACTGTCACGTATAGTGCTCCCACAGTTACTATTAAACTACAGACACCATCCACTGGATATGATGCAAATAATCCTATACCATTCGCAGTTGGTGATAGAGTTTTTGTTGAAAACGTAGGTGTAACAACAGGTCATGGATATAATTCATCAACTTATGGATATGAGTTCTTTACATTGAAATCAGTCAATCAAGCGACTGGATTAGTCAATCAAGCAACCATACAATATGATGTAGATGTGGATCCTGGTGATTATGATCTTGGCACATTTGGTTCAGTATCCAATGAGAAAGATGTTGCTAAGTTTGATGTTGGTTTGAAGGAGGGTGAGTTCTTCAAGGGTGAAACTGTTACTACATCTAAAGGAAAAATAGCAAAGGTTATTACTGGAGAAGGTAAATCAAGAAACGTTCTACGTGTTGACAATATAGTTGGATTCAGTACAGGTGACAGTCTAACAGGTCAATTGTCAAATGCTGGTGGCACTATCGACAAACTAGCAGATTATGAAGGATCATTTGATGTAGGTGTATTCCACAGTAAACCATTCGGATGGGAAAAAGATACTGGTAAATTATCTAATAGGGATCAAAGAATACAAGACAATGATTATTATCAACAGTTTTCATATTCACTAAGATCACAAGTAGGTATATCTTCATGGGGTGAACCAGTTGATTCACTTGCACACCCTGCTGGATTCAAGAAACATTCTGATCTCCTAATATCTTCTGTGCCTGTAGGTCTTGGTAGCACTGCTAACGGTATAGTTGCTATAGGAACTGCTTCTGCATCTGTTGTTCTAATAGACGGTGAAGGTGCTCTAAAAAATCATCATGATTTTGATCTTGTCTATGAAAATCCTGCTCCTGACTTATCTGTGAGTAATGAGGTGGTGTTCAAATCTACTAGATATGACCAGTCACTTGTATGTCTGTCTAACCGTGTACTAGAGATAGATGATATCTCACCACAGTTCTATTCAGACCCTAACCTATTGAGGGTTGTAGAAATTGACGCATTTGATATTGCTAATCCCTCAGGTCCACAAGCAATCAAATATCACGCACAGGTTGTGCTTGATGCTGCATTACAGTTAGCATTTAACACAACACAGTATTGTGAATTTACTGTATTCCATAATGGATCTGATGCTTATCTCAACCAATATTCAGACTTGTCTGACTCGTTTGATCTTGGTGAGTTTATACTCCAACAGAATGGTAACATTATATCTGTGTCATTCAGTCCTTTTAATACCACCTTGACTTATGATGTTACTTTCTATAAGGAGATCATAGGTAAACAGGTCAGCACAGGAACCACCGCATACTCCAACATTGTCAAATCTGGTGTAAGTTCTGTGTTTGCAGCAAATGCAAGTCCATCAACAGTTACATTACAGGACATCAATGGATCAGAATTTAAGTCTGGTAACATCATAGTTGTTCACACTGGTGCTGATGATAAGGAGATTGAAGAATACAACTTCTTAGCAAATGGTGCTGGTATGTTATTCACTGACTTTGGTAACATGGACAGTGGTGACAAGATAGGTAACTTTGATATTATACAAAATGCTGGTGTAATCAAACTTAGATACACACCTAACGCTAACACAGCAGTCACAGTGCAGACATTGACCACCATGGTTGGTGTAGCAACAACTGCTACAGGTGCCAGCGTTGACAATATTGATATTGGAGATTCTCAGTTACATGCAACTAGAACAGAGATATCTGCTTCTGGTTCTCCTACAGAGACAACCTTATCAACAAAATCATTCAATAACTTTACATCATTCAAGTATTTTGTAGAAATACATAATACTACTGACAATAAGTATTCTTGCTTCAATGTGGCAGCGAATGCTTTTGATAGTCGTATCAACTTCAACGTTTATAATAATCTGTCTACAGCAGATAATCCTAAACGTGATATACGTGCTATGAACATGGTTGCTAGTGGCAACAATGCACTCTTACGATTTACTCCAGCAGCAAGCAAAGCATATGTTGTACGAGTTTCTGAAATAAGAATAGACAAACCAGATAACGTCGCAGACGACAACACGATAACACTCAGCTAATGTCATTTCAATTAGGTTCCGTAAATAGACAGTTCAACACAGAGTCAGAGACTTTTGTACAGTCGTTCAATCTGACTCATAATGGTGATCCATTGTTTCACAAGAAATTTGATGGGTCTGATAACGCACAAGTATTGTTAGGTGATGATTCTTTTGTTATCAAAAATCATTTTTTTGTGACTGGAGAGCAAGTAAAATATCAGGCAGACACAGACTTATCTGGTAGACCAGTAGGTATACAACATGGACTGAATGGGGTTGGTGCTGCAACTACAATGCCACAAGATGTATTTGTTATCAAAGTAAGTGAAAATAATTTTAAGGTTGCTGCAACTAAAGCATTAGCAAAAGCAGGAAGTCCTATTGGTCTGACAACTGTGGGTGCTGGTATAACTCATACGTTTACATCAATAGACAAGAATTCAAAGTGTGTGATAGCGATTGATGATATTATACAGTCACCTGTATATAAGAGAAATGGTGCAACAACAACATTAGTGAATATTGCTAATAGAGAAGCGAATGTCACAGATGCTTCATTTATGAAACAGTATGATCTTCTACAGATCAATGATGAAATAGTTCGTATTTCTGCTCTACATTTCAATGGTGTACAGAATAAATTATTACTAGACAGAAACTGGATGGGCACTACAAAGCAGGGACACTCTGCTGGTGATACTGTGCAATTAATTTTTGGTGATTATAATATTGTAAATGATAAGATAACATTCGCTGATGTACCATTTGGTGGTACAAGACAAACTGTAGGTATTGACTCTAGTGATTTTGTTGGTAATACGTTTGGTGCTTTGACTGAAGTTCTCCAGACTGGTACTCAGGTAAAAATTAGAAGTTTGAACCCACCAGCACCCTTAATTGCAAACGATGATTACTTCATAATAGCAAACGCTGCGAATAACTTTTCTTTTGCTAACACAAAAGGTGAGGCATTGGTTGGTGCTGCTATTACTTTATCAAATGCTGGTATAGGAACTCACAAACTAATTGTTGCTGACATAGTAGAGGGTTCTTCTTTCCATGGTAGACAATTTATCAGATCTGATTATGCTGGTAATGTTATATTAGATGATATATCACAAAATTTCACAGGTATAGGAAAGACATTTACACTTACAGAAAATGGTAATAATACCACTGGTATCACTAGCGATTTTGGTGCTATATTGATAAACAATATCTTCCAGAAACCAGAGGTAGATTATAATTTCTTGAGTTCTCCATCACCAGGTATTACATCTGTAAGATTTACTGGTAATGAAGCACCTGGCGTTACAGAGATATTGTCAGATGATGATGTAAATGCTAACAGACTTCCAAGAAAAGGTATATTAGTATCTGTTTCTAACTCAGAAGGACTAGGATATCTGCCAGGTCAGTATGATGACATAAGATTAGAGAGTGCAAGCACTGGTATAGGTGCATCTATTGCAGTAGAGATAGGTGTTGGTAACAGTATTTCAAGATTTAGACTACAAAATCCTGGTTTTGGATACACAACTGGAGAGAATTTGAATGTAGTGGGTATACCAACCATATCATCATTTGGTTCAAACTTCTCAGAAGCACAATTTACCGTTGTGGACACAGCAGATGATGAGTTTACTGGATTTGTATTTGGTAAATTACAAGTTCTTGATGATATATCTGACCAATTTGATAGTAGAAAGAAGATATTTACTCTAAAAGAGAACAATATAACGATTAGTATTGAAAAAGTTGAAGGTAGCATCTTAAGTTTACAAGATGTACTGATGATATTTGTGAATGACACCCTACAGAAACCAGGTGTAGCATATAAATTTGAAGGTGGTACACAAATAGAGTTTTTAGAACCACCAGTTGAGGGTTCTGTCTGTCAAATACTATTCTACAGAGGCACTGATAAAGATATTTCCACAACAACATCTCTACAGACAATCAAAACTGGTGATGGTCTTACAATCAAGAGACAAGATGAGAGAATAGTCAGAGGTATTTTAGCAAGAGATTCCTTACAGACTACAAACTATAAAGGTGTTAACATATCTGCCACAAAAATACCAAGAAGACCAGTTATGTGGTCTAAACAACAAGATGATTTGTTTATTGAAGGTGTAAAAGTAAGTAAATCAAGAGATATTTACGAACCAAGAATATTCCCTGCTACAAGATTGATAAAATCAGTGGATGCTGGTGACTCAACAGCGTATGTAATGGGTGGTGCATTATCATTCAAGAAAACTGAGACTAATACTGGTTACTCTCCGACTACAGACTTCCCTATCAAGATTGTAGATGATAATTTTGAAACAGGATTTGGTTCTACTACATTTAAGATGAAATTTGATAAACAAACATCTGCAAATATTTTTGGAGATGAGGGTGATATTATAGGTGTTGGTGTAGCAGCATCAAGACTATCAATGCATCTGTATCTACCAACAGATAACTCATTGAGAAACACACGTTTTGGTGGTTTGACAAAAACAGGCATTCAAACCGGTGATTATATGATGGTGAGTAGATCTAACGTTGGTACTGGATTGACATCTAAAAATACTGCTGATAACGCTATTGTTGGTATCGCAACAGAATTTATTGATGGAGTTTATCAGATTGCTGATATAGAAGATGTCACCGCACAGATAGTCAGAGTTCACGTCAATATTGAGACAGGTCATGGACTCAACTTTACAGGTCTCAGTAGTGCTATAGGTAATTATTACGGGTCTTATTCTTGGGGTAAAGTGGTCACAGGATCTATTGGAACCTCCTTCGCAGTCAATACTTTAGACGGTGTTACTGGACTATCCACCGCACCACAACTCATAAGAGATGAAAAATTACTTGTGGATTACCCATAAATAGATTGATAGAAATTAATTAGGTAAATGCCAGCGATTATAACTGATCAGATTAGAGTGTTGAATGCTGAAAACTTTGTCAGTGGTATATCAACCACGGATAATTCTTATTATGTCTTCATAGGATTGCCTAATGCAACCACTGTAGCATCTGATTGGAACACCAATACTCCTTCCCCCATTGACAATTTTGATGAACATGACAATGTTTATGATACTTTGATTAGTGCGAAGAAAATAAATTCAGCAGACGTATTGAGAGTTATAAGAAAAAGAGAATGGACAACTGGTTCTATCTACGAGATGTATAGACATGATTATAGCATCAATAATACAACACCTCAAACAAGTTCCACAAGTTTATACAATAGTAATTACTATGTAATCAACTCTGATTTCAGAATCTATGAGTGTATCTATAATGGTGCTGCACCTTCCAATTCTGGAAAAGGTATTATCTCATTACAAGAACCTCTTCATACAGATTTGCAACCTAGACTTGAGAGTGATGGGTATATTTGGAAGTATCTTTTCACAATCAAACCTAGTGATATCATAAAATTTGATAGTGCTGACTTTATACCAGTTCCAGCAAACTGGAAAACTTCTACTGACACAGCAGATGTAAAAAATGCTGCTGTGGATGGGAAAATTGAAGTTATCACAATAGATGATATAGCAAGTGCTTCATACCAGTTCACTGGTACTAAAAATAATGTACCTATCAGAGGTGATGGTTCTGGTGGTTTAGCATCAGTGACATTTACCAATGGTAAACCAACTGCTGTTCAGGTAACAAACGGAGGTTCAGGATACACATTTGCTACTTTGGATTTAGATGCTGTTGTTACAGGATCAGGAGCATCTTTCTCAGTTATCATACCACCACCTGGCGGACATGGTGCTGATGTCTATCGTGAACTAGGATCTAACAAGGTTCTTGTTTACAGTAGAATTGAAAATGCTGATGTAACTAACCCTGACTTCCCAACTGGAAACCAGTTTGCAAGAATTGGAATCATCAAGAATCCTGAAGTCAATGGCAGTACAAACATATTGACAGAACCTAGTGCTACTGGGGTTTATGGATTACGACTTGCTGGTGCAGCATCAACAACAATGACCGTTGAAGTTGATGGTATTGTGAGTCAAACTGTAGGAACAGGTGCTACTGCTTTAGGTAGAATCGTAAATTACGATCCAGCAACTCAAGTATTACAGTATTGGCAGGATAGATCAGTTGCTTCTGGTGATGCAACTTCCCTTTCCCAATTTGCACTAAATAGATTCACGGCTTCCCCTGCTACAGGCGGGAGTTTGAACGTTGTTGTAAAAACAACAGGGGGTACTGAAACCCTTGAAATTGATGATACGTTTACAGGAGTTTCTACTACCGTAAACAATAGAGCATATTATTTCGGTCAAACATTTACCTCTGGTATTGCTTCCCCAGAGATTAAGAAGTACTCAGGAGATATTATCTACCTTGATAATAGACCTGAAGTCACAAGAGCAACAAACCAACGTGAAGATATAAAAATTATCTTAGAATTCTGATACGATGCCACAGAACACCAACCTAAACGTCAGTCCATATTTCGACGATTTTGATTCTGAAAAGAATTATAACAAAGTCCTATTCAAACCCGGAACTCCCGTTCAGGCAAGAGAACTAACGACTTTGCAATCTATTTTGCAAGGACAAATAGAGAAGTTTGGAAAACATATATTCAAAGAAGGGTCAATAGTCATACCTGGTAAATTCTCGTATGATTTTGACTACACATATGTCAAGATAGAATCTACATTTTTTGGTGTTCCTGTAGAAGGTTATTACTCACATCTTGTGGGACGACGTATCAAAGGTAAAGACTCTGGTGTTACAGCGAAGGTTATAAAAGTATTATCACAGACAGATTCTATAGAACAATGCACTACTTTGTACATAAAATATGAGGGTAGTTCTGATGACTTGACTCGTGATACATTTCTTGATGGTGAAAATCTGATTACATTATCTACTTTCACCTATGGAGTAACTACAATTGAAGAAGGATCTGATTTTGCTACTGCGATTACTTCAAACGCTACTGGTACTGGTAGTTCTTTTACAATTGTTAGAGGCGTATTCTTCGCTAGGGGTGCCTTTGTTGAAGTAAAAACTGAATCTATAATTTTGGATCAGTATTCTAATTCTCCAAGTTATAGAGTTGGTTTCAATGTTGTAGAGAGTATTGTAACTGCTGTAGACGATGATAGTTTATATGATAACGCTGCTGGATTCAGTAATTTTACTGCACCTGGTTCTGATCGTTTGAAGATTGAATTAAAACTTACCAAAAAACTTACAACAGACTTCAATGATGAGAACTTCATTGAATTACTAAGAGCACAAGAAGGTGAAGTAAAAACTATAGTCAATAGAACTGTATATAATGAGTTAGCAAAGGAGTTTGCACGTCGTACTTATGATGAAAGTGGAAACTATTATGTTACTAAGTTTGATATAGAGGCAAAAGAGTGTCTCAACGATAGATACTCCACATTCGGTCAATACACTGTAAATCAAATTACAGAAGACGGAAACAAACCAACAAAAGATTTACTATGTCTACGCATAGGTCCTGGTAAAGCATTTGTAAAAGGATATGAAACACAAGTTGCGGGTAATGCATTTGTTGATGTTGTAAAACCTAGAACTACCAAAACTATTGAGACAAGAGCAATACCTTTCGTAGCAGGAAATAGACTTAGACTAAACAATGTATTATCTGGTGCTCAAATCAAAGTAGACACCACAGATACTATAGAACTTAGAGATGCAAGATTAGATTCTACCAAATCTAACTCTGTTGGTAATGTAATTGGTCGAGCAAGAGTTTATGATTATAAACTTCAAAACTCTGGTTATACTAATAATTCATCAGTGTATGAGTTATTTTTATATGATATTGTAACTGATACATCAATCACAATCAACAACGCAATATCTCTAAATGCTCCTGCACTTATAGAGGGTTCTAGATCTGGTGCTAGAGGTATGCTGAAGACTGACGTTTCTAATTCAGCAACACTGACCTTATCTGAAACTTCTGGTAAATTTGTAAATGGTGAACAGATTATAATAAATGGTGTGGCACAAGGTTTTATCATAACTGCTACTACAGAGTATGATATATCTGATGTAAAATCAGTCAGAGGAACTGGTGGTGGTAGAACATTTACTGCTGACGTTTTACTAGAAACAAAAACAGATTTTGGAGCAAGAGGATTTTCAATCAGTGCTCCATCTGGTGGTGTAAGCACATTGTCATCTAGTGGTACAGGTTGGGCAAAATTCCTAAAGGTTGGTGATATCATAGAATACACTCAGAGTGGTGTAAGTCTTCCTTGCTATCATAAAGTTACTGCTATATCTGCTACTGGTCTAACTGCAACTGTAGATGATGTTGCTGATGTATCAAATGTATGTGATGGTACGTTACCAACAGGTGCTATTGCAATTAGTGGACTAAAAGTGGTATCTGGTCTACTAAGAGAATCAAAAGACGCCTTCCTATCAGCAGATATGCCACACAATTATGTTGCGTCTGTTGACCTAACTGATTCTACTCTCTTTGTTCGTGAAGAGGTGGTAAATCTAACCACTAATAGTGGAGGTCAGATGGATCTACCCTCATTGGTAGGTACTGAATTTGTATATGCAGGATTTGATGAGGAAAGATATAATATCATGTACAATGATGGTAGTGTAGAGGATCTAACATCTGATCAATTTGTATTGACTAACGGTGGTAAGAGTGCAACTATATCTGGTTTGACTGCTAACCAATCATCTAATGTTGATGTACATGTAACCAAACAGAAGTCTAAAGTCACATCTAAATCAAAGACACTTGTAAAATCAGGAGTATTAGATGTTACTGGTTCTAAAAATGCTGGTGCATCTGGAGATGGTTCTGGTCTTACAACAAGTGCAGTATATGGTAAGAGAGTACAAGATAGAGAAATATCTTTAGACGTTCCTGATGTTGTTGCAGTTCATGCTGTATTTGAAGCATCAGGTGAAGGCACTCCAGTAATACCAAAAATTACTATGGCATCTTTCACAGGTCCTAGTAGTAATAACTCAGACATCATTGTTGGAGAGGTGGGTATAGGTAAGTCCTCAGGGTGTGCAGCGTACGTTCTAGCACGTTCTGGAACAGATGGGGTAGAAATATGTGTCAAGAACTCTAAGACCTTTATAGAGACTGAGGAGATATCATTTGACACCTCAGGTGTAAGGGCAAATATTTCTATTGTTTCACCTGGCGATCCTAATATTCGTGCAAACTTCTTATTGGATAATGGTCAGAGAGAAGAGTATTATGACTTTGGAAGACTTGTAAGAAAAGGAACTGCTGCTGAACCAAATGGTAAATTGAAGATATACATGGATCACTATACCATAAATTCTGAGGATTCTGGTGATCTGGTTACAGCATCATCTTATGAAAAAACACAATATGATGCAGTTCCTACATTAAATGGTCAAAGAAATACTGATATTATAGATTTACGTCCACGTGTTGCTAACTTTAGTGGTTCTAGATCTCCATTTGAGTTTGCTTCAAGAAACTTTAGTGCTACTGGTCAGTCGTGTGCTATTTTAGAGAGTAATGAGAATATAACATTTGATTATGACATCTATCTTGGTAGAAAAGATAGATTATACATCAATCCTAATAGTAGTTTTACCGTTGTAGAAGGCACACCAAGTGAAACTCCTGTCTTACCTGATGTTATCAACGATAGTTTCTTACTAGCAGAGATTGAGTATAACCCTTATGTGTATAATGCTCGTGGTGACGTCAAAATAGACTTCAAAGCTAACAGACGTTATACCATGAAAGATATTGGTAAGTTAGAGACTAGGATTGAAACATTAGAAGAGGTTACATCTCTATCACTCCTTGAGACTAAAACATCTGCACTTACTATCAAAGATCCAACCACTGGTCTTGATAGATTCAAGAACGGTTTTGTTGTAGATCCATTCAATAATTATGATATAGCAGATAAGACGCAGACAGAAATAAAATTTGAAGTAGATGGTGGTAAACTTACTGCAAGAAAACATCGTGATGCTATAGATCTTCTTATGGGGTCAAACACTGTGGTAGGTTTGACTGGTGCACCTGATCCTACAGTGGATCCTAGATTTGCTACTGATCTAAATTCACCTAACATCAAGAAAACTGGTAATGTGGTTACTCTTGATTACGAAGAGATAATAGATAGAAATCAACCATTTGCTACACGTCTTGAAAGTGTAAACCCATACATGTATAGGGATTGGAATGGTAGGTTACATCTTGATCCAGAGCAGGATGTTTACATCAATAGAAATCAAGTATCCATAGAAGAAGGTATTGCATTCTCTAATGACTTCTATGCACAAACTGAACCTCAACCATTCATGCGTGAGCAAAATATTGAATTCAATGTAACCACCCTAAAACCTGACACTAATCATTTTGCCTACTGGTCTGGTACAGATATGATTGACACTAACTCATATATCGTACCAAAACTATTAGAAGTAACCCCTGTCAGTGGATCATTTGAAGTAGGTGAGACTGTAAGAGGTCTTGCTGTATCAACACAGAACGCAAGTCAAGGTGAGGATATAAGATTCAGACTTTGCACACCAAATCATAAAGCAGGTCCTTTCTCAGCTCCTAATATCACATACACTGTGAACCCATACAGTCCTACAGTTGGATTATCATCTTCTTATTCTGAGACATCTACAGTCTTGAACGTTGACTGTGCGTCATTGAACCAAAAATCAGATGGTAACTTCTTTGGATTCATCACTAATGGCATGCTCTTAATAGGTGAGAATAGCGGAGCACAAGCAACTATATCTAATGTCAGATTGGTTAGTGATGACGTTGGAACATTACAGGGTTGTTACTATATTCCACCAAATACATTCCAAGATGGTGATAACGTTGCAGTGATCACGCAAGTAAAACCTGAGGATAGAATACCTGGTAAAAACATATCAAATGCAGAACAACAGTTCTTTTCAGAAGGATTTGAAATTACAGAAACGACTGTAATAAGGACAGAACCAAACCTTCCTGTACCTGTAATCAACAATATTACTAATGTAACCAATAATATTACTAATATTACCAACGTAACCAATATCAACCATGGACCCATGGAGATTGAAGGTGACCCACTAGCACAGAGTTTTGAAGTTGGTGAAGATAACGGTATATTCATGACTGGTGTTGACTTATTCTTCCAAAGTAGATCTGAACAAATTCCAGTAAACGTCCATATTGTTACTCTTGAGAATGGATTCCCATCTAGGAAGATAATGAAGAATAGTCAGGTTGAACTAGAACCATCTCAGGTCAATATATCTGATGACGGAACAGTTCCAACTAGATTCCAATTCCCTCAACCCGTTTATCTACCACGAGGTGACTATGCAATCTATCTTGGATCTGCATCTGCTGATTACGATGCATGGATATCACAGGTTGGTGAGAATGATATAACAACTGCTAATCTCAGTCAATTCCAACAAATTGTTGTATCTAAACAACCCACACAGGGATCACTATTCAAAGCACAAAGTAACACCACATGGACTGCTTCACAGTTAGAAGACTTAAAATACACAACACACAGAGCAAAATTTGTAGAAGGTAATGGTACAGTAAGACTCTATAACCCACAATTAGGCAAGTACAATGAAAGAAACAAACTCGGAGAAAACCCAATCGAAACATTCTCCAAGCAAGTCTTTATCGGACTTGGATCAGGAACTGACACTCCGTTCATCACAGAAGGAACAATTATATCGCAAAGCAATAACACGACTGCACGAGGAGTTGTTGGTGCAAAACTCTCTGCAATCTCACAAGCAGCGAACTCGCTCTCAATCACCAACGGTGGAGCAGGATATGAAGACAACAACTACGAAGTAACACTCTCTGCCATCACAGGTAAGGGAACTGGTGCTATAGGTATTGTTACTGTGTCATCTGGTGTAGTTACACAGGCAACCATCAAAGGTGATAATACAGGTAAAGGATATAACGTGGGTGATACTTTGACTGCAAACTTAGGTTCTAAGGGATTAGGTCA